GAGCCTCTGTCTCAATATCAAATTTAGACAGCTTCTCCATTCCTTGTTCCAATTCGGAGTGAAGGCGTATCCAGCCCAGATGGGCCAGACACGACTCCTTGTCATCTTTACCGTAACCAAAGATGTGTTGAGCTGCCTCTAAAGGTATCTCAACACTCTTTCCCACTGGGAATTCCAACTCCTTATAAGCATACATTACTGTTAGCTTGTCAGGAGAGCGATTGGTTACATAGACAACACTCATAGTGACACAATGTCGCCGTAAACGGAAATGTCAACCGTGTTGTTAGCAGCGGCTGCCGTGTTCACACAAACAAACAAAGAACCAGAGTAGATGGTAGTGGCGGTGTTAGCCGTCAAATTCAAATCCTGATACTTGGTTGTTCCTGTGATGTTTGCCAATACAACAGCGTTAGACACCGCATTTGCAACTGCACCATCAGAGCTATTGATAATGGTCACATTTGCGAGGGCTACGCTGCCGTTGGCTTGAGCCACGGTGATACGGCGAACAATGTAGCTTGTACCGATAGTTGGAATTGTCGCAATGGCATTACCAGTTGAACCCATCCCAATAGGGGTGGCGGTAGTGCCAATAAGATAATTTCCAAAGCTATCTGGATAACGTGTACCTACAGCGTTCGAGTTCATGCCGATTCCTTATGATGCGTAGGTGCTGCTGACGTTGATACCACCATTGGTAGTCAACAGAACAACAGTACCGTTGCCAGCAATCGTAGACTGGGCAAACACGTTCACACCATCAGAAATCAAAACGCCACCAGTGTTATTGGCAAGCAGAGTTGAAATGGTAGAACCGTTGTTGGCGGTCACAATTACGTTAGCGGCAGGGAACATCAGGTACGTACCAGCAGGAATCACTGCGCCAGCATTGGTAGCTGTAACAGTGGCATTGCTGAAATATGCACCAGAGGCATTGGTTGTTGCACCAGCCAGGATGATTTTGTTAAGTGCTAATGACATGATTGCTCCTTATAGTGAGAGGTAGTTGTAACCCGACACCACAGTCATGCTCTTGGGCTTGACGTTTACCAGTTCGGCAATCATCAGCACAGCACCAACGTAACCAATTTGCCAGTTAGGAAGGGTGGATTCAAATCCAGTAAACACGAAAGAACCTTGCTCATGGATGTAGAGCGACAGGTAATTGGTGTTCAGGAAATAAACCGTACCTTCTGGGCAATAGGGGTCTGGGTAAATGGGAACACCAGCAACCATCAGGGCACGGAATGCTGCCTGGGGGCCGTTGTTGTCGCCATCAAAGCCGGAGCCTGGGGTGATGACATACTGTTCTTGACCAACATAGTCTTGAGCAAGCAAAGTCCAAGTGCCAAAACCGCAAACACCAAAGCTAGGCATTTCAGCGCCGTTTTTCACAGTGCCGGAAATGTATTGCAGGATGTTTTGACGGGTTGGGTTTACAGAACCCGCAGCGTAGGCTTTGGACTGCCACCAGCTATAAGTCGAGCGGTTGATGTTGCCATAAGTGCCAGTGGCGCTAACGGCAGCAGGCAGACCGATAAACTGCTGAGTGTTGGTAGTGTTGTTGTACAACGCCGTTGCCATCGCATCCATCATCACGTTGGTTGCATCGTTCATACGAGCTTCAATCAACGGAATAATTGCTGCGTCTTGCTGAACAGCGCCTTCCATACCGAGGAACGGCACGGGAGAAATCATCAGCTTGAGGTCAAACTCAGCGTTGTAAGCACCTTGCTGGACTGACGGCTGGGCAAAAGAGCCAGAGTAGTCAGACCACTGAGCATTTACAAATTGAGCGCCTTGAACGGGCACGGTTACGGAAGACACACCGCCGGAGGCTTGCTGACTGTTGGCAATCAGAGCCGCCATTAGGGGTGTCGAGTTGTAAAGCTGGACAACCAGCTTGGGGATAAAGGCTCTACGAGTAACGTAGGTCAGTTCATTGAATTGACTTGACCCTGTTGCTGGTAGGATGCCGCCGCCAATAGCCATAAGGCCTCCTTAGAAAAAAATACCCTCTTTACAACCCAATGGGCCTCTGCGGTTTCCGCAGGTCATTGAGTGCTTTCATTGCTTCAGAGCGAGCCGCAGTTGTCGGATTCTTCCAGTATCCCTTCAAATCAAACTGTTGAATGACTTGGGGGTTGTAACCAGAAGAAGTAGGCACTGCTGCCTGTTTCATCCACGCATGATACTGTGCTGCTGTTTCATGGTTTGTTATACCTTGCTCCAGCATGATTTTTTCCACATCGCTGACTTCATCTTCAGAAGCAATCAAGCCTTTTTTCATCAAGGACTGACGGCGCTTTTGCAATTCATCCATCGCATCCCGCTCACGCCACTTGGCTTCCAACTGTTGCACACGTTCTTCAGACTTGGTTACAACTCTGTTCGTGTAGTCTTCAATGTCAAGTTCGGGAATGGGGAGGTCTGGTTTGACTTTTTTGGTCATACGCAGAAACTCTTTGCGAGTGGCGGGATTCTCAGCGAGTTGTTGGGCCAAGGCCGCTAACTCATCCCGAGCATCTGGTGTGATGTTTTCTAGTGACATGATTTACCCTTCTTACCTTGATTTATCTAAATTAGATAACTTTTTTGCCGTCAGCAGGTTTCTGCACAGCCATGCCAGTCTTACCGACTTTGCCTGGAGCGGACAAACCGCCGAGCTGTGAGAAACGGGGAGTGTTGGTGATTACACCGTGCTGCTGATTGTTATCAGTAGGACGGCGGGGTGCGGCTGCGCCACGGGGCTTGAACAAGTCCATGTTGTTTCCTTACATTGGGGGTGGAATTGGTGCGCCACCGGGAGGAGGCATACCGGGAATCGGCGCTGCTTGCATTGCCTTACCTTCAGGCGTTGCGCCACCTGCCTGGGGTAATGTTTGCAGCATCTGCAAAATTTCAGACTGCTGGAGTTCGTTTGTTTTGTTTTTCCGTGGCCCCATCAACCCAGTGAGGGAGCGAATAGCTGCCAGAGCTTTCTGGCCTTCTTCAGATTCGGAACCCAAGGCTGGAAGAGACTGCTCTAGCAAGTCCATAGCCATGCCCACGTTAATCATTGCCGCCTCTTTTGAACCCATCTTAGGTTCAGGCGTGGACATGGGGGAAGCCATCGGGGGAGTTTCAGCGTCAGAGATTGCGCCGACAGGCATCGCATCAGGTTCGGGGACGGGAGCGGGTGCGGCGGCAGAACGACTGCCTCGCATCAATTCCATCAACTTATCTGTTGGTACTGCCATAAAAACTCCTTGTGCGCCGTTTGTAACCACTTACAAACCGCTTGTCAATAGGTGGGAAGCATTTTATGTCTGCTTCCCAAAGACAAATCCTTGCGGATTACTTGCGACCCTTACGGCCTTTACGAGCTTTACGCATGATGCGCTCCTTCGATACAAGCGGCCACTTACTTAGAGGGGAAGCAGCCATACCCTTTTTCCTTGCGGGAAATTAACGCCGGGTCTTGCGACCACGTTTTGCTTTGTACATGATAGCTCCTGGTTAGCCTCTTCGGGAATAGTCCCTTTGACTACGCCCAGAGTAGTTTTTAACCCCAGTTTGACGATATGTCAAGCTAGGGGACGATTCCCCTCTTTTCAGTTGCTCTGTGCTTGCCCTGGGCTGGTCAGCTTTGGGAGGCACGATTGCTTGTGTAGCCATTATCCTACCTGCTTCAAATCGGGTTTGCCTTCTGCTTTTGGAGGTGGCGCAGCAGGTTGAGCCTGTTGCTTTTGCTCCATCTTTTTCAGTCTGTCTTTGAGCAATTGTTTCATTGGAGGCTCAAGCAAGTCAAGCAAAGATTCTTTGTCAATGACCTGGGCTTTGAACAGGTTGAAAGCAAGCTGGCGCATGTCTTCCATGAAGATGGGAGAGTTAGAGTGGGCATCCACCTTGACCACATAGTCTTTGGTAAATTGCTCTGCAATAAACTTGTTTCCATCAATGTCTGTGAAGTGAGTAGCATCGTAAGACTGCATACACTTCAAGTACAAAGTTGCCAGCTTCTCCAGGCTGTCCTCGATGATGAGGGCACGTTTCTTAGCACGACTGGAGCCAAGTCTTGCAAGCTGTGAGGCGTGACCAGACGAGCGCACACCTGCCTCACCCCGTCCCTGCAACACAGACACAATGCCGGATGCCTCTTCAAACATCAGGTCAATCTCACCAATCTCTTTAAACAAGTCAGGTGGAATAGTTGGTGCTAACTTCTCTACTTTGGCATTAGGCATGTCAGTTGCCAACAATCCACCAGCACGGTTGAGAGCAAAATTCTTTTCATCCAAGATGCCCGTAAAGCCAATCAACGCAGTGGGTGGGCTAACTTGTTTGGAGAGCAAGTCCAAAATTTCAGTCATGCGCTTGTTGCGTAGCTGCTGGAGGAAGACCAGGCGCTGAACCTCTGAGCCGCCCCAGTAGTAGTCGTACAGCGGATTGGGGCAGACTTGCACAAACGGCAACTCACCCTTCAAAAACACTTGCTCACCAGGGCGGTCATAAATAATAACGTCTGGGTCTGCTTTGGTTACAACTTGGTAATCTTTGGTGTCATCGCACCACACCCACAGCTCAGTCATTTCTACCGTGTCTTCAGAAACAGTAGCCTTGTAGCGGTTCATTCCACCAAGGTCTAAATTAACATTACCGTACATTGTTGGGTTTGACTGACTAAGAATTATGCGCTCAATGCCGTTGGCGACTTCTGTGCGCTCATGCTGGGTAGAAGTGATGCGTTTGACAATCTCATCCCGGCGGGGATGGCTGTACAGACGGTCGTACAGTTCAGAC